GGCGTTCGTGCTGGAGCAAGGCGTGCTGATGGTACCCACTAGCCATGTGCTCTACGCAGTCAAGGAGTTTGGGCGCGACATTACATGCGACATCCCACCGAACAAGAGCAAGGGCGTGCTGATTACTGTTGATGATTTGCTGATGGCTATGCGTAAACTCAAGAACGATAAGGGCGATACTAATGGATGAGCATGAGATTAGAAACAAGATAGCCGAGGAACTAGAGCAAATGGCTGTGGTCGTTATGAAGAGCAACGAGTACAACTTCAACGATACGGCAGTCAGAGCAAAAACCCTTATATTCGCAGCGGAAATAGTTAGGGGTCACTATGGATGAGCAAGACAAGGTATGGGAAACCATCTACGGGGTGGCGAGGCAGGTGACTACCCGCACTAATCGTATTCATCGTGGCTTGGTATCCACTGATGATATGTACCAACACCTCTCGCTATGGGCGCTAGAGCACTGGCACAAGGTGGAACAGTGGCAGGCAGAGGAGAGCCTGAAATATAAACTGCGTAAGACTTTCTTCAATGAGGCGCAGAAGTATGTGGCACGGGAGCGCTCGCGCCACTCGCGTGTGCCCATCGCTGACTCGTTCTACTACACGCTCGAAGTTCTACACGAGTTGCTTCGTGATGTGTGGGCGCATGAGGGGTGGACAGATACACCCGACATGGCTAACGAGTTCGTCACCCACTCCGCCAAGCCAAGCGAGGGCGGTAATCGACTGGCTCTTCTCTCTGATGTAAGGGCTGGTCTGGATAAACTCAATGAGCAGGATAGGGATTTGCTTCGCCTTCGTTATGCCAACGGAGGTATGGAGTTCGGTGCTTTGGCTGAAACCCTGAGCGCCTCAGAAGAGGCTGTACGCAAGCGAGTCAAGCGGGCGCTGGTGCGCCTTCAAGACAGGCTTGGTGGTGAAGCGCCGATTTGGTATGGCAGAAGAAGGCGCATGTCTAATGAGCAGGCACGGCAAGAAATAAGAGAACAGGACAACCAATGATTATCGGACTGAGTGGATACGCAAGAAGTGGTAAAGATACAGTGGCTGAACTCCTCTGTCTCAATTATGGCTTCCGTCGCATCTCTTTCGCTGACCCAATGCGTGAGGCTATCCTCATCTTGAATCCAAAGATAGATAGCATCACTCATGTTGCTCACTATGTTGAGGACTATGGGTGGGATATGGCTAAACAGAATCCTGAGATTCGCAGGCTATTACAAGTATTTGGCACTGATGTTGGGCGCAAAATGTTTGGCGAAAATGTGTGGATAGACATGGCTTTCAAGGACATCAAGCCCGATGAGCGTGTGGTCATCGCGGATGTGCGCTTTCCCAATGAGGCTGAGGCTATCAAGAAAAAAGGCGGCAAAGTTATCCGCGTAAACCGGCATAACCATAGTGCCGTCAATGCTCACAAGTCTGAGATAGCAATGGACAACTACATGTTTGACCATGTGCTCTACAATGATGGAACTCTCGATGACCTCGCAGAAAATCTATTCATGTTGATGCGGAGCAAATTCAGTCTATGACCGACGATGAGTTCATCCAGCGTTTCAATGAGTTACACGGCTATATCTTGGAAAGGTTCCACAAGAAACTTGATTACGCCAAGATGAACCCTGACTCTCCCGCTTGCTTGTCTGATAAAAGATACTGGGAGGGTTGGAACGCTGGCTTGGACTGGGCACATCGCATAGTGCGTGGTGATAAATCTGCTGACTAAAAGAGAAAGCACCCGCTACTGGGACTGGAACCAAGTAGCAGGTGCTTGACCTATTATAGGGGTAAGAACTCCCCCGCCGTCAAATCGTTGACTCCCCATTTCATAGCCTTGCGATAGAGGACACGCTGTTCCTCGGTCAAACCTCCCCAAATCCCATACTTCTCGTGGGCTAATCCCCACTCCATACACGCTTCACGCACTGGGCAGAGGTGGCAGACCATGCTGATGAATCTCTGTTGCTCTAGTGGCGCTCGCCTACCTTCGGGGTAAAACTGATTCGTGTCCATCCCCTTACACGATGCGCCCTCAAATAAGTCGGGGTCATAGGTGAGTTGGTAGTAGGTCAAGCCCTTAGCCTGCCACTCCCGCTCGACTTCGTGGTGCTCCGGCTTGATGTTCATTAGTACCACCCTCTCGATAGGTTGCTTCCGAGTGCCTTACAGATATTGCCTCCATACTTGCGTTGGATATAAGCAAGCCCCGCTTCCACCTGAACAAAGCCATCGCTGGTGCGTTTGAATCCCACCAAGCCCCAAGTGACTGGCATGAATTGAGCAATGCCATAGGCACCCGATGCCCTGTTATGCGCCTTTGGTCGCCAGTTAGATTCGCGTGTCCATAATTCATAAAGACAAGACCACTGCTCTAACTTGTCCATCTGCGCGAGCATGTCCACGGCATAGCGTTGGTATTCGTTCTCGTAATACGCGACGACTGTGCCAGCAACAGGGTGGCGTTCGGTACCACCGATAGTACTACTCTTGGTAGATGACTCGTCAAAGAATCTATTGTCTATCGCCAAGACTGTGACCACAATAAGTAATACAGCAACTATCTTCTTCGCCATGCTACTCCACCTCTTTCGCTACGCGTTTCAGGAAATCAATGAGCCACTGCGGGGCATCGCTGTCGTATCCGTTCTCGTCTGCTTTGCCCACCAGGATAGCCTTGCCGTAGAGCATGTCCTCGTTATTGAGTAGATGCGATATGCCTCCGGCGATGATGTTCATGGGTAGTTCCTTATCCCATCCATCTTCGCGGACATAGAAAGTTGCTACATCGTTGTCGTAGGTGTAGTCATAGAGGCGCACTGCCTCGATAAGTCCGCCCACTATCTCCTGATACTGGCTCAGTTCCTCCAGTTGTCGGTGCTCAAATGTGTTATCAGGGTTGATAACTACTGCCCATACTGCCTTACTCATCACCTTCTCCTTCTTCCATGTTCTTCTTGATGTCGTTGATAGTTGGAACAGGTGCCAGTCCTTCATCTTCGCACCTGGTGTAGTGTCGGTTGAGCATGCGTTCACTGTAGTGTTCACCACAGACACCGCACATCATCGGCTGTCCTTGAAGTCACGGCGACAGCCTTCGCACCACTTACTCTCTGGCGTTCGCGGTGCTTCCTCTTCGCAGATTTCGCAGAGACTCATGCGTTCTCCTCGCTTTCTGCTCGTGCCCGCTTCAGGTCATCACCACAGTAGAGGGTGCCCTCGTGGTAGTACAGCCATGTGTCGTTGCTGTTAGCCCAACAGACTTCGCATGCGGTGAGTTTCTCTGTCTCGGCGCATGCCTTACATACGGGGTGGTCAAAGCGATAGTCAAACTCGTCGTCTTCCTTATTTGCTAGGCATCTTTCACAGTAGGTCAAAGTGTCGGTGCTCATTAGAAAGGTCGCTCCTCACTGTTGGCTAGTCTTTGGCGCAGGATGTTATTGACCCTGCGGAGGTTGTCGTACGCCATCTCTAGGCGTGCGTATTTCACTGTGCTATAGACCAGTAACGCGGTGGCGAGGATGAATCCCGCCGTCACATAGATAACTGCTCCAGTCATGCTGTCTCCTTATTCTTCTCGTGGGCATCTCCCACTGTGTCTAGGTTTCCAGAGTGTCTGATGAAAGTCAAGCACCCTCTTTCCGTGGCGTTCGATAGACACGCACCGCGTGATTAGACACGCGATGCGTTGCTATCAGTGATTACCTGCACCCGCATGTATCAAGAGGCACCAGACAGTCACCGCACATAACCGGCGAGTAACTTATGCGCCCCTTGTCCAGGGTTACTGTGTAGTAATCCCATCTCGTGGTGTTGTCGTTCACTCTAAGTCCTTTCCGTCGTGGATACATTGACGGCACATAAAGTAACCGCCCTCCTCCTTGATAAAGGTGGCGTTATCGCCACATATAAAGCACTCGTTCACTTCTTGCCCTCCTCTATCTTGATGACCTTATACTCTTCTTCGATTACTAGAGTGTCGGCAAACATCCACCCTTTCGGGTCGGTGTCGCTTTCCACCTCTAGCGTGATGAGATATTTCTTCATCTCTTGCCCTCCTCTAATACAGCCCAAGTCCAGCCGACCTCATAGCCAGCCCTCTCGTAGCCCTCGATGATTTCACCGACGGGAAAGGTGAGGGGAAGAGTGATGAGCCTCTCGCCCGTGTATTTCTCATAGACAATGAATCCGGTTATTCTCATCGCGTTACCTCCCTTAGGTGGCATTCGATAACTGTGCCAAAGCACCAGCCATCTCCAGCCCACCAGATATGCGTGGCGATGTAATAGATGGCTCCAAGAGCCAGAGCGAGGGCAATTCCGGCAACTACTCTGCCCCGTCGCGTAAGTACGGGCGCGTTCGATGTCGTCATGTTCATGCCTCCACAGGCTCACCAAAGTAGGCACTGGCGCACCTGCTGGAGCAAAGCCACGCGCTCATGGTGGCGGGCGCGGTGCGCCCCGCTCCACCGG